AAACTCATTAAGAGCTTCACGTTGTGTTGAGTATTTTCTTTCGTCGTCCTCATCTATATCTAAATCAAGGAACAACGCTTTTACATTCTGCACCCTATCGTTTGTTCGCTTACCACGTTCGGCAAACGAACCCATTGCCATGTACACATCCCAACCAGCGTTATCGGCTTGCTTTGCCGCGACCACTAAGTCATCTATGTTGTTATAAAAAGTTTGTTTCCTACTAGCCGCGTCTTTACCACCGTCAAGTAATTGTAATAGACAGTAGTGGTTGCCACGCGCCAGCACGTTGCTCAAAAATTCATGTGTGTCCATAGTCCCCCCAAAAAGAAAAATTAACCGTAGGGGCGTTCAATCCCCCACGGTCACAGTGAGAACTATTCGTCGTCCCAATCATCAATAATTGAACTGAGTTCTTCTTTCTCTTTTGGGGCAGAGGCTTTCTTTTTGGTCAGCTTTTTCTTCGGTGCAGGCGGTTCAGCCGCAGGTTCTTCTTCAAACACGTCGTCACCATCTTGAGATATATTGGAGTCAAACGGGCTTGCTTCACCACCGTGAGTAAAACCATCCGTAGCTGAGAATGGATTATTGTCAACAGGTTCGGCGTACTTAGTGACTTGTACTGCTTTGAGACGTAAGCTACAGCCATTACCCATAGCGCCGTTATATGGTTGAAATATAATAGCAATGTTGACTGTGCTACCCGTTGTTAAACGAAAGTCAGCAGGGAGCTTGGTGTTGCTTGCATCATATTGAGCAGGTTTTTGTGTGGGGTCACCGCTGTAAGCGCCTTTTAGTTTGGTCTTACCAACGTACATACCATCATCGTCTTTCTTAAACGGCATGTCTAATTTTTCAGGCCATTTGTCTTCACGTTTTTCTTGGTACGATTTTACCATAGCGCCAAACAATGCTTTAGCTTGGTCTTTGGACATACGGAAAGACATCTCGTACGCCGCACCATCTTCTTTTGGTTCGCAAGGTACAGACCGGTTTTCAGTATTGTCAAACCGATATGTTTGGTTTATGCGTGGGTATAAGGCTTCAACGTTTTCTATAAGGTGTGTCATATGCTCATTCTCCTAAGAATGGTTTATTTAAATGCGTAGCCCTCGACAGAATCAAAGGGTGACGCGGTTGCGCTCGGCCTTTCGGCAGAGGTTATTGCTTCGTATACATCGGGGTGGTTAACCAGCGCCGATACAGTCTCTAATTGTTTTTTGTCAAGACCTTGTACTGGCCTAAAAAACAGCTTGGGTAAGGAGTGACTTTTATCAAAATATATCTTTGTTACCACAGACGTAGCGGCAGTATTATGTTTTGATAGATGCCGTACATATTCTTGTAGTGGCATGTCACTACCACGAGCTTTACCAAATATAGAAGTGGCTGGCAACTGCAACTGATATATTACGTCTAGCTCGTCCTTAAATGCAATAGCTAATCTTTGAAAAAACCTACATGCTCTCCCGTAACCGGACGATCCTCGTATATTGTGTTTACAATCTAAGCATCTAGCCGCTTGTTTATGTTCATCAGGCACAGCTTCAGCAGGTCTTTGTGTGTCTACAGACCAACACGTTGCAGACTTTGTTTGCGTAGCATCAAATTCGTGCGAAAAATACTCTCGTGATACTGGCCCCGCGTTTATTATAACAACATCTATGGTGTCGCCGTATGGATAAAACGTGCCGTCACGAATACTTAATCGCTTCACACGTCATCGTCCGGTGACGCTACATCGTAAACAACATCTGCAAAATCATCTTGCTCAGTATCACTATCCAACAACGCATCGGCTACCTTATCTAAGCTAAACCGGTATGTGTTAGCCACTTTAACATACGTGTTCTTTGGTATGTGGTCAGCCCTAACCCAAGCGCGAATGGTTGATACAGACACACAAAAATGCTCTGCTACTTTTTCAATTGGTACAAATTTATCCATTACTTTTTCCTCACAGACAAGGTGTATTCAGAGTCAACGTTTAAACCTTTCGGTACTAACTCAGGGTTTTCTTCTAAAAATTGTTTTACATTTGACTGGTTCAAGCGTTTATCAAAAAACTCAGGTACTTGGTGGTCTAATATAAACGCATACATGGACTCCCAGTCGCTAGTCCAATACCGAGCTTTGACCGAGCGATAAAATAAACCCTCGGACGTGCGTACGCTTTCAACATTGTTTTCATTACAGTAATCAAGCAATGCTTTCTTTACTACATCTAATTTTTCAATGAGCGCACCGTCTTCTTCTTTGAACTTCTTAGACAATTCGGCACGCTTACTACGAATGTTTTTGTACACACGTACAAGTTTAGCTAAATCTTCCGACATGAAACCCCCTCCAAGTTAATAGATCATGCAGTTTAGTTTATTCTATTATATTAGTCAATCATTTCGTTGTAAAGGTCTATCATCTTTGTGTGTACGTCTATTCTATTATCTAATAGTGCGTAAACGCGTTTCTCTACGTGAGAGCCTTGTAGTTGCACAACAGTACATTTCTGGTCTTGTCCAGACCTGTGCACACGAGCGTTAGCTTGCGCATATGTTTCCAGCGAAGACGTCGGCCCCCACCACACCACAGTGTTTGCGGCAGTCAATGTCACACCGTGTGCGGCTGACTGCGGTTGTATCACCAACACTTTTGGGTTGTCTTGTTCTTGAAACTGTTTAAACCTTTCTGTACGTTTCGATGCAGATACATCACCACGTATAATTTCTGCGCTTATGCCATCATTGCGTAGCTTATCGGTCAATATATCTATGGCGTGTTTAAATGGCACGAATACCAACACTTTTTTGCTTGACTCGTCTATGACCTCACGCAACACCTTGTATCGGTTTTTAATATCAAACTCTAATGAATCACCATTGTCTGTATATACCGCACCAGAACTTATTTGTAAGAGTTTGTTCATTATTACAGCGGCATTAGCGGCGGTAACTTCCTCACCGGCGGCACGCATGATCATCTTATCTCTAAGCTCTTTGTAGTATTTCTTCTGTTGTCGGGTAAGTTCTATGTCACGTTTGGTGTACACCATGGGTGGTAGATCAAGGCATTGCTCTTTGGTAAACCGAATTGCAGGTTGCAACACGTTGTGCACAATGTCAGTTGCATCATCTTTTGGAACCCACTTAAATTGTGTAAGGCGAACCATGACTAAATCTCGAAACGTACCGAAAAATCTCGGCACTGCGTCAGCATTGACTAGCTTGGCTAGGCCATACGCATCTAGTGGACTCTGTGCCGCTGGTGTACCTGTCATTAGCCACAACCATGTGTCAGGTTTAACTATTTTCTTTAGTGTTTTCCACCGTTTTGTTTGCACGTTCTTGTAATGCGTAGCTTCATCTATAATAATGCAGTCAAACCCACCGTTGGCTATGGCGTCTTGTACTATTTCTACCCCATCATAATTTATGATGACGAAATCCGCACCGCCCTCTATTATCTTCTTACGCTTGTCTTTCGCACCGTGCGCTATATCTACTGTCCTGTGCATCGCAAAGGTAAACAAATCGGCACGCCATGCGCTGTCCATGATAGACAGTGGGCAAATAACCAACACGCGACGCACCTTACCTAATTTCATTAGATAATCAGCCGCCCATATTGCACTGGCTGTTTTGCCTGTGCCTTGTTCATTAAAGCAGAACGCACGCTTGTTCATGGTGAGAAAACCGGCTGTTTTCTTTTGGTGCTCAAACGGCTCGTGTTTACCTGTCCACTCGTACTTACCCTCAATAGGTGACGGGGCTTGTATATTTAGATTACGTAAAGCGCGGGCCTCATCTAAACCCCAACTAACCACAACCTGTCCTGTAGATAACACTTTACTTCTTGGTATTAACTCAGTGACTTTGTTGGGGTCGCGCAAGTTCAGCACAATGGCTTTGTTGTCATGGATTTGCATTTTCAATCAATTCCAATATTTCTTTTACTGGTTCTATTACTTGATTGGTGAATACGTTTTCTTCGGCGGCATCGGTGTAAACTAATCTGGTAAAATGACATTCCTCCGCTGGATCACCTTCAGGTATGTGCTTAAACTGAACAAATTCAGAGTCTTCATACATTTGTAAAACATGATCCATGTTTACGTATATTTCAGTTGCATCTCCATAAATAGTTAATGTAATAAATGTACTCATTTTTTCTTCCTCTTATAGTTACGGCTACGGTTCTTACCACTGTCCTCTACCTTGTAGCCATCTTTGTTAGAGCCACCATTGTGAAGTGACTTGTTGTGTGATAAGTCTTTACCCTTGCGTTTGCTGTAACCATTCTTTCGGTCAAACTCACGTCTGGCACGCTGTCGTTCCATACGTGCTTCGTGGGCTTTACTACCCACGGGCGGGTTCTTTTGTTTCTTTCTATCTTTTGGGTCTTTGTATGGCATTAGTTTCTCCCATTGTGTGCGCACTCAAGTACATCGCACCACGCACGGCATAACCCACTGGGGTTCGGATTCCATACGTTGTTATCAGATGCGATTACCATTTGTGAGAACTTGTTGGTGTATTTATCCTTAATCTCATTTGCCCGGGGCGAACGCGTATATGTTTCCTTGACAACTTGTTCTGCTACCAAGAACAACAGTGCGCCGCGAACAGTCTCTATTTCTGGAAAGTGTATGAATACTGCAAGAGCCATTAGTTCTAGCTGTCCCTTGTCAGCGTAACGAGCAGACTTACCCGTTTTGTAGTCGATTACCCAAGCGAGTTTGTTTTCTTTATCAAGGATTACTAGATCGGCAATACCTCTGAACCACACGTTGTTATCTTTAAAGCCACACGCTGTAAAGTTTTCTGTCAGTCCAAATTCGTATTCGCATAACTTATCACCTTGTTTGCGCATCAACGCATCAAGGGTAGGTTGGCAGTAGTTGTATTTTTTAGGTAGTGGTTTACCATCGCGCACGTATTCTTCGCACGCAAGATGCACGTCTGTGCCGTAGCGCATCGCCTCAGTTTCTTCTTGCGGATACTCTTTTAGTATCTTTACATGGTAAAACTGTTTAGGACACGTTTCAAATGCTTTTAGTTTACTAAATGACCACGGTACTAAGCTCACTCGTAAAACATCTCATCATATCGTTGATCGGCTTGTTCTTCTTGATGACAAATATAGCACACTAATGGGACGGGCGAGCCATATTCTGAAACCAGATCCCCACAGTGCATACAGTCAGTATGCCTACGCGGGGGCTTGTTAGCCTCGGGATTGTACCGCTCGTTCCATTTACGTATTGCCGCTGTCGGTATTACTATCTTATCCATCATTCACAACTCCCATAGGATCTACCAATACCACTTTCACAATCAAGCGGTAGCCCTGCGCACCAGTCAGGCACGGTACGCATACATGTTTCTATATACTCTCGGGCTTCTTTCTGTATCCGGTCGGATACACAGCACACTATACTGTCATGCACAGTCATTACGACTTTATACTTCTTGGCTATGAGTAACATCTGCTCACCAATTACACAACGCGCAACTGCTTGGCAAACATTTTCCGTGACCTTACCACCATAAATACGTGTGCGGCCTTGTCGAGTATCGTAGCTAAACTCTAAACCTTTCTCGCCCTGCTCGTAGTCAAGACCACCATAGTACATCAATAGTTTAGACGGTAGGCGTATACAACCACCACCCTCGTAGCCTTTGTATTGAATCAACCCGTTACGCCCAACACTCCCGCGTTGTCTGTTTGACATCTGTACCAACATGTTCTGGCAAGCACGCCAGAAGTGCGCAATCTTCCAGTTGGTATCCCTATATACTTGTATGATTCGGCGTGCTTCGTCCGCATCTATATCTACACCTGATTGTCCTTTGAGTTGTTCTTTGAAGCGCACTGCTCCCATACCATA